TTCGTCGTACGGCCCAAACGGAAGCGGCCAGAGCCCGGGCCCTGGCCGCAACCGATCAGGCCGCGTTGCCCGTGAATACCTTGATCGCGCCCGTCTGGTCGACGGTCAGGCCGTCGCCGCGCAGCAAGGCGCGGAAGGTCACGAGGTCGGTGTTGAAGGCGTAGTCGTCGGACCGCTCGAAGCGGACACCGTTGACCTGGCGCACGAAGTACGCCGAGAAGTCACCAAACGCCACCGACTTGGCCGACAGCGCGACGGCCGCGACATTGGGGTCAGTGACGACCGGCTTGCCCAGCAGGGTGTCCGGCACGCCGACCTGAACGGACGGCTGCCAGAGGTACTGGTTGGTGGTGTCCTTGAGCTTGCGCACAGCCGCCAAGGTCGAGTCCTTCATCAGCCAGGAGCACGACTGCGAATTGCGGTAAGGCGCAATCACGGAGAAGTACAGGTCGATGAGGTTGTCGGCGGTGAACGCGCCCGTGACGCCAGCGCCACCGGTCACGCCCGTGGACGCCGACGTGATGACGCCGGTCGGCTGGCTGGAGCCGGTGCCGGTCACCAGATGCGCACCGAAGGCGTTGCCCAAGGCGCGGCCAGCCTGCATGGCCAAGTAGCCCTCCAGGTCAACCCCAGTGTCGGCCAGCAACTCCGAGGACACCTGGATGAGGACGCCGTACTTGTACGCACCCAAGGTGCGCTTGGCGAACGCCGGGTCGGACGCGCCGATGGCCGCGCCTTCCGACACGATCGCGCCCGAGGAATGGGCGGTCGTGGTCGGAACCTCGATGTTCTCGCCCGAGTCCGTGTTCAGCACGGTCGGGCCGGCCATCATCACGCCGGACACCTCGATGAGGTGGGCGATCAACTGGTCGTAGAACGAGGTCGGGACGGTGTTGCCACCAGCGGTGGCAGTGCCCTTGGACAGCGACCGGTAGTCGACGCGACCCTCGGGCCGCAGATCGAACGACCGACGCTCGCCCTTGAGGAACTGCCGAAGCTCGGTGTTCTCCTTGGGGGCATCGTCGCGAACCTGCGGCTGGGCGAGCAGGCGGGTGAACGCCTCCTCGGTCTCCTTGGCGCGGGTCTCGGCCTCCTCGAGGTCCTTCACGCGCTCGGCGATCTGGTCGAGGTCGGCGTTCATCTTGTCGTAGGAGACCTGCTCCTCAGCGGTCAGGTCTCGGTTCTCGGTGGCAGCGGTGTCGAGGAGCGCCTTGGCCTGTTCCCAGGTGTTCGCGCGGGTCTCCTTGAGCCGCTGGACGAAGGTCACGTCAGGCATGACGGAACCCTCCTTTCTCCCCAGTGGGGATGGCGGTTGTTGATGGGAGGTTGCGAGGCGGTGTCGCCCCCCGCGTGTCGGCTACTTCTTGAGATCCAGCGCGCGCCGCAGCACGTGGATGCGGCCAGCCGAATCGGGAGTATCGCTCCGCTCGGACTGGCCGGAACCGGCCAGGTCAATGACCACGGCCGGGGGCTTGAGAAGGTCGCTGAGCTTGTTCTCGGCGGCCATGCGCTGCACTTCGGAAAGGTCGACCTCGCGTGCAGCGGCGAGCGACCGGAGGCCGGTGGACGTATCGGCATAGGCCGGGTTGTCAACCGGGGCCACGTCGACCAACTGCCCCGAGACAAGGGTGCGAACAGGGAAGCCCTGATCGGTCATGCCCCACTCGTCCTCGAAGGTGTAGAACGCGAACGAGGACTGGCGAACGTCGCCGCGCTGCACCAGCTGGAACACACGCTCCGACACGGCGTCAGGCAGCATGTCGACGGAATAGTCGAGGCCCGTGTCATCGAGCGCGAGGCGCAGCGAACCGGCCGCCGTGGTGCCCAACAGGTCGTCGTGGTTGTAGCGAGCCATCACGTCACGCCAGTGATCGTCACGCGACTTGTCGAAGAACCCCGGGGCGATCCGCTCAACGAACCCGCCGAGGTTCTTGGAGAGGCGGTCGAACTTCGCTGCATAGCCGCCGATGGTCCGGCCATCAGTAGCGCCGCGAACCTCCACCGGTGTACGAGTGAACCGCAGTTCAGGGGCGCCGCTCATCTGGCCTCCTTGGGTGTCGCCGCGCCGACCTTCGCCAACGGCGTGTAGTCCTGGCCCTTGCCGTCTGGCAACGGCTCTCGGTCCTCAGTCGTGCGGATCTCGTCAACGTTTGTTGCGCCGATCTCGCGGCCCACCCGGTGAATCTCCCAGCGCGTCTTGGCGTCCACGCGGATCATGGCGTCCACGTTGAACTTCACGTATTGCGGCTTGGGGAGAAGGTCAGACATTGCCACCTCAAACCGGGTAATCCACGGGCGCAAGGTGTTGGTAAGGAACTGGATCTGGTTGAGCTCCACCGTCGAGTAGGTCAGTGAGCCGGCCGAGTCGCCGCCAATCATCTCGGGCGGCACGCCGAAGATCGCGGCCACTTGGCTCGCGGTCAGGCGTGCGGACTGGACAAACCCGGCATCGTCGGCACTGAGGGACAGGAAGTCCAGCGACCAGTCCTTGCCGGTCACGAACGGCTGCCCGGCGCGGATATGTTCCTGCGCCCGCGCCCGGATCGTGTCGGCCTGCTCTGACGTCAGAGTCTGCTCGACGTTCTTCATGTGGACGCTCGGAACGGCTCGGTTCGCGTGCCACGTCGCCGCAAACTGCTGGGCCTCTATGCCTGCCTCGACGGCCAGGCGGCAGGCCGCCAGCGGCGACACGCCCAGCCGCTCGCCAGGGAGCACCAGGCCGGGAATGTGGAGCATCTGGGATTCCGGGACAACCCGACCTTCATAGATCCACTCGCCACGGCGATAGTCGACCTTGCGCGGGTCCAGCCATTCGATCGTCTTGTAGGTCTGGTTGGCGGCGTCGTAACCGATCTTGAGGCCATAGGCATTGCCTCGCATCAACGCGGACGCGAGGCCACGAGAGACCCACTCGCCGCGCGTCCCATACCGACCGGGCCGGTCGATGATGGTCGGCGTCGTGATCGGCTGACGGCCATCGCTTGTTCGGCGAAAGGCATGCACGGGGAGCGTGGACACCGAATCACAGATCAGCCGCACGGCAGCGAACACCGGCACCAACGCAAGCTGCGACTCCAGCGACGACCCGCCCGAGGGGGAGGGACCACCCTGAACCCACGGCAGCGACGTGATGGCCCGCTGCTCCTGTCGACCCCGGAAGAAAAGGCTCACGAGGTCGACGCCTTCCATGAAGCCCACAGGCAGAGCCCGCCGAACACGCCCAGCGCCAGCGGAGGCCAGATCGCAAAGGCGAACAACACCAGGGAGGCGGCCCCACAAGCATCCAGATAGGTGGTCACAGAGACCCCCTCTCAGTGGAACGAATCGAGCACGTCGTACGTCGCGGACTGCTGAGCGCCCCACAGGGCGAGGGTTGCGGCCTCCAGTGGCCCCACGTCAGAGATTCGGCGGCCCCACACGCGCCGGTCGCCTACGCGCCGCCAGTCAGCGCCAGCCACCGAGGCATTCAGAGTGTCGCTATTGGCATGCCGGATCGCGGCCTGCTCAACCGCGTCGTACAGGTCAGCGCAAGCAGTCACGTAATCCTCAAGACCAAAGTCCAGCACCCGGACGCCAGCAGCCCGAAGAGGAGCTATCAACGACTGGGCCGGGCCCTTGCAGTCGATAACCACCGGGGCGTTTGTGGCGTCCTGTAGTCGCTTGACCGCAGGCACCACCCACGGGCCGTTCCGCTCCCGTTGGGGCAAGTCCAAGACGGGAAAGTCGTCGCACGTCGCGGTGCCAATCGACACCCACACGCGGTCAACATCCATCGAGACGCCGACGCCGGCCACCTTGCCAGGCTTCCCCGCGTCAGCCAGAACCGCCCAGTTCGGCATCACCGAAGGGGACGGCTCTTCGAGCGGCACCGGCTGGTTCAGCCAGAAGCGGCGAAAGTCGGCTTCTGATACTTGGGGGTCGTCCCACGAATCAGCCAGCGCCTCAAGGTTCATCCACGCTGCCGCCGGACCGTAGGCCTCACGCAGCGCCTTGAGTCGCTCCCGCCGGTTATCGAGGTCCCAGTCTTCGGAGGCTTGCCGATGGTCGAAGAGGAGGAACTTCCTAGCCCTAGCCGAACTCTCGGCGTAGGCGTGCGTCCCCTCAGCAACTGACCCTTCGCCCTCGGCGTACATGGTCGAGGTTTCCAGCATCCAACCGGACGCCTCTTTGCGCTTGAGCAGATTGCGGGTCATCACGCCGTGTAGACGATGGAGACGGGGGAGAGTCCACAGGTGGGTCTCGTCAGCCACGATGAAGGTCGACTTGCCGCCATCCTTCGATGTGTCCGCGCTCGTCACCGGCTCCACAAAGCCACGCTTGCCCGGGAGATTGATCCGCGTCAGGCCGACGTCGAGGCGGCCATAATCCTCTAGCAGTTCGGGGGAACACGTGTCGGGATGCAGCGTGTAATACACCGCGTCGTAGGTGTTCCCGGCTTGGCCCTCTTCCGTCGCGACACAGAGTGCTTCGACGTAGGTAACAGGCTTGCCGACCGGCTCGCCCGGCTCGTACTCGTATCCCCAAGGGGACACCTCGCCGGACTCAGCAAAGTGATCGAAACGGGCTGGCCCAAGAGCTTCAAAGTCGAGTACGAACGCAGCGAGGCCTGACTTCGATCGGCCCTTCGCTCGCGACAGGAACGCCCGCCGAACCAGGCGCGCGCCCGTCTTGGGGTCCAGCTTGTACGCCCGAATGATGAACTCGGCAAACTCGTCGTCCAGCTCGACTGGCTGACCCTGCACATCGCCGGGACCATGCACCAAGTAGTGCTCGATCCAGTCGACGGCTGCCCACCCCAGCGAGCAGGAAGCCTCAGCCGTCATCCCCAACGGCCTTTAGCAGCCGCTCGCGTCGGGTTCGTGCGGCCGGCGTGCGGACTCGAGCCGACTTCGCCTCAGGACTCGTAGGGGCGACCTCGATCCGCAGCCGCGCGCGATCCTCAGGAGTAGCCCCGAACTTGGCAGCCCGGAGCCGGAGCTCTGCCGCCACCTTCGTGTCCCCATCCCAAAACGCCATGTGCAGAAGGGCCGTGTCCAACAGGAACGACCAATCGGTTTCCGTGAAAGTCGAAGCCTGCGGCGACTTCCGCCACGTCTCCCACCAAGACAACGTCGCGTCCGGCCAGTCAATCTCAGCGGGCAACGCTGGCCCGCAAGGATCGCCCGGGACTGAAACAACCACTGTCGGAATCGGGTCAGCGTTACGACGACGGCGCTCCGAGGCGTCCTTGGGGGCAGGGCCACGACCAGCCACGGTGACCCCCTCCGATTCGCCAGACCCGTACACACCGCGACACTTCGAG